ACTCCTGTGGTTATATAGGTGTGTATGAAAGGGTTGATAACATGCTTGATAATATGCGGGAGGAATAATGAAGATATTAGTAATCCCCGACTGTCAGGTTAAACCCGGCATACCGACTGAACACCTTGAGTGGGCAGGTAAAGCCATCTGTGACTATCGCCCTGACGTTGTGGTTAACATAGGAGATTTCGCTGATATGCCATCCCTATCAACACACGACAAGGTGGGTAGTAAGTATTTTGAAGGTAAGCGTTACAAGGATGACATTGCGTATGCGAAGATTGGTATGGCGAAGTTGCTTAAACCTTTACGAGACCTTCAAGGAGTACAGAAGGAGACAAAGCATAAAGTATATAAACCGAGGATGATTCTAACAATGGGAAACCATGAGCATAGAATCAATAGGGCAGTTAACAATAATCCTATGTTAGAGGGAGTCATTTCGACTGCCGACTTAGGTTATGACAAAGATTGGGAAGTACATGAATTTCTTAAACCTGTTTTTATCAATGGTGTTGGCTTCAACCACTACTGGCCTGTTGGTGTTATGGGGCGACCTGCCAGCACTGCTAGTGTTATCGTTAATAAGCTTCACATGTCTTGTATTGCAGGGCATCAACAAGGTAAGCAAGTTGCTTATGGCAAAAGGGCAGACGGAACCGCCATCTGTGGTATAATAGCAGGTAGCTTCTATCTACATGATGAAGACTATATGGATCAGCTTTCTAACCGTCATTGGCGAGGGCTGGTAATGTTAAACGAAGTGGAGGATGGTGCATTCGATGAGATGTTCTTGTCGATGAATTACTTGCAAAAGAAATATGCTAACCCTGCTTGATATTTGTGATAAACTAGAGCACCTTGACGAGGTAACAGTGTTGGAACTACTTGACATACGTAGTGCTGACATTGTTGCCAAGTTTATGGATGCCATTGAAGAACGTGCCGACTACCTAGAGGAAATATTGGATGACAATTGAGATGAACAACAAGGAAACAATGACAACAGATAACCTACCCAGCCTACGTGCTCAAGTGATTACTCGCCGCACTTATAACCGCCCCTTAGAAGAAGGAGGCTTTGAGAGTTGGGAACAGACAGTAGACCGTGTTATTGGTCATCAAGCGTGGCTATGGACTCGTGCAGCAGGATTCACTGCAAGCGTACCCAAAGCAATCTCGTCTGAATTAGATGAACTACGCACCCTTATGATGGAACGTAAGGTGTTGACAAGCGGACGTACCTTGTGGCTAGGTGGCACTGAGGTGGCTAAGAAGCGTGAGGCAAGCCAGTTTAACTGTAGCTTCACAAACGTAGAGACAGTGATGGACTGCGTGGATACTCTTTGGTTATTGCTGCAAGGCTGTGGTGTAGGCTTCCGACCCATTGTTGGTCAATTGACTGGATACCAGAAACCAATCCCTAAGCTAACTGTTAAGCGCAGTGAGCGTACCGCCAAAGGAGGTGTGGCACATAACGAGGAGACATTTGATGCAGCAACCGGAGTGTGGACAATTAAAGTTGGAGACAGTGCAGAAGCATGGGCCAAAAGTATCGGTAAGTTGGTTGCCCATAAGTTTCCCGCCAGTGAACTTGTACTCGATTTCACAGAGATACGTCCCGCTGGTGACCGTCTCGCAGGATATGGCTGGATAAGCTCAGGTGACGCTTCATTGTGTAAGGCATATACAGCTATCCATAAGTTGCTTAATCGTCGCTCAGGGTCTCTGTTGACCCGTATGAACATCCTAGACTTGGTTAACTGGATGGGTACTGTATTGTCCTCACGCCGTAGTGCTGAGATTGCCTTGTTTACTTTCGGTGAGGATGAGTGGGAACAGTTTGCTGTTGCTAAGAAGGACTTCTGGATTGCCAACGAGCAACGTGCTCAGTCTAATAACTCCTTGGTGTTTAACACTAAGCCGTTGAAGTCAGAGCTTGAGAAGATATTTGGTTTGATGGTTGCCAGTGGAGGTTCAGAGCCGGGCTTTATCAATGGACAAGCGGCAACTAAACGTGCGCCGTGGTTCAAAGGTAGTAACCCTTGTGTAGAGATATTGTTGGGAAACAAGAGTTTCTGTAACTTAACTGAAGTGGATTTGAATAAGTTTCATGGGGATAGTGCTGGTCTACGCCGTGCAGTTGAAATTGCTGCTCGTGCTAACTACCGCCAGACTTGTGTTAACCTACGTGATGGTATCTTGCAAGAGGCGTGGCACATGAACAACGACTTCTTGCGTTTGTGTGGTGTGGGCTTGACTGGTATTGCTACCCGTCCTGACTTACAAGCCTATGACTATGCAGAGCTACAGCGAACAGCGACATCAGCAGCCTATGCAATGGCAGATGAACTTGGTACACCTCGTCCTAAGAACATCACCACTGTTAAGCCAAGCGGTACGTTGAGTAAGATTATGGATACCACTGAGGGTGTGCACAAGCCATTAGGTAAGTACATCATTAACAATGTGGTATTCAGTAAGTTTGATTTAGTTGTTCCTAAACTGCGTGGCTCTGGCTACAAAGTCTTTGACCACCCGTTTGATAAGGAGAGTGTGTTAGTTGCGTTGCCAGTTAAGTGGGATACAGTTGAGTTTGATGTGCATAAAGGCATGGAGGTAAACCTTGAGAGTGCGTTTGACCAGCTAGAACGATACAAGATGTTAATGACGAACTGGTGTCAACAGAATGTATCAGCAACGATTAGTTATGATGTAGATGAAGTGCCTGTAATTGTTGATTGGCTGTTGGAAAACTGGGATAACTATGTTGGTGTAAGTTTCTTATTCCGCAATGACCCAACAAAGACAGCTGCCGACTTAGGTTATCCGTACCTGCCGCAGGAGGTTGTAACCAAAGAGGTGTTTGAGAAGTATGTAGCTAACATTGTTGACTTTGAGTTAGATGAGACAACTGTGTCAGATACGTTGGATGATGATTGTGCCACTGGCGCATGCCCAATTCGCTAAGGAGAAATATGGTAACACGCAAGAAGGTAACAGACCCAGACACTAAACCGCAACATGGGTTAAAGATGCGTCTGGATGACATGATGACTATCCAACCAAAGACTGAGAAACAGAAGGAGTTCTTTGATGCCTACCAGCAGGGTCACTACTTCTGTGCCTTGTCTGGGGTGGCTGGTACAGGTAAGACTTACATCGCCTTCTACAAGGCGCTTGAGGAGGTGATGGAGAAGTCTAACCCGTATACCAAGCTGGTTATTATCCGTAGTAGTGTGCAGAGTCGGGAGATGGGTCACTTACCCGGCGATGCGGAGGAGAAGATGAATCAGTTTACTGAGCCGTACAAGCAGATAGCTGCTGAGTTGTTTAAGCGTAAGGATGCTTGGGACAGGTTGGTTGAGCAAGGGTATGTGGAGTTCCTTTCTACCTCGTTCATTCGTGGTACAACGTTTAACAATGCTATTGTTATGTTGGATGAGAGTCAAAACTGTACAATGCACGAGCTTGATACCATCATAACCCGTATAGGTCATTCGTCTAAATTCTTCTTGTGCGGCGACTATCGGCAGGTTGATCTGAAGAAGAGGGATGATAAGAGTGGGTTGCTTGAGTTCTTAACTATCCTACGAGCAATGAAGGAGTTTACGGAGATTGAGTTCTCAGTGGATGACATTGTACGTAGCAGTTTGGTTAAGAATTACATTATTGCTAGACTTAACCATGAGGATACTAAGGTATGAGCTTCCATTTAAACAGTCGGCTAGGCTTTGGGTTTGACATCGAGCATAACGAAGATATATGCCATGTCGTAGGGGATGATGACGGGAGGTTTGTAGCTGCATTTATGGGGTTGATAATTAAAGTCCCATTCTTGTCCATCTACATTGGTGAGTTTGCGAAGTTAGACCCAGAAGTCTTGGAAATAGAAGACTAAAAAAAAGCCCCTAGGCATCACTGCTTAGGGGCTTTTCTGTTACTGGTTACCTACTCTGTCAAAGAGCTTATCTTCTCTTATTGCTTCAGTTAACTCAGGGTACTTCTGACGCAATCTACCTAATGCTGCTCGTTTGATACGAGGCATGATACGCTTCTCAATGGCATATTCAGCAGTCTTCTTGTTACCTATCTTCTCCAATGTAGGCAGCGCACCGCTTAACACTGGTGTTGCTAACTCATTGATAAGGCGCTTGTACTCGCTATACTGTTCAGCTGTTAACTCCTTACCACCGACCTTGCGTGATACTGAAGCAACTGAGAACCCTATATCGCTTAACCTCTTTTGGAAGTCTGTCTGCTCACGACTTACAGCAACACCTGATATAGCCTGTGAGAGGTTAGTCTCCAAAGCTTGTGGGACAGGGTTGTTAGGGTCTTCATTAACCAAACCGTAGTTCTTAGGCAGCAGGTTACGAGCACCGGGGATACGTTGTTGCATCTTCTCGATGGTGCTAATAGCCTCACGCTCATTGGGGTCAAAGGTACGGGCTGCTGTGTTAGACAAAGCAGGTATGAAGCGCTTAGCGTAGTTGTCTAATAACCCTTCAGCCATTGTGGTATTGTTGGCAAATAGAGCACTAGTCAGGTCAGCAAAGCCCTGCATGAACGTCTTTTGAAGCATATTGGTTTTGACAGATGCCCAAGCCTTCTCTTGAATGTCTTCCCATTCTTTACCTGCTTGAACCTCCCCATCCATGATACGCTTCTGCTCAGAGAACAAGTCAGTCATCATACCAAGCACCGTTGCCAGTGGCTCAGAACGAGAGTAGTCAATCCATGTATCACCAACCTTGATTGATGTGGCTGGCTTGCCTAATGACTTCCATGTGTTACGCTCAGCAGGGTCACTAGGCATAGAGCCTGTAATCAAGTCATTGTCAAACAACTGATACACACCACCTGTGATAGCAAAGCCTACTAGCTGGCGAGGAATCATCTCCCTCATTGACATATTCTCATTGGCTGTAATGAAGTCTACTACCTCTGACCCGTCCGATGCCTCACGTACACGCTTGGTTGTCACTGTCTTTGTAGGACGCACAACGAAACCAACGCCGGGGATATAACCACTACTCTCCTTGAAGATGTTCCAAGGGGTACGCAGGAAAGGGATTGTCTGGGTTAAGAACACCTCAGCTGGGCCACGACCTTCGCCTTTAGCCTCAGAAATCTTCTT